ATCAACACTTCTTAGAAAAAATAGAGATTTTCGTTATGTCGTAAAAGGCGGCACTGGTGCACAAATGTCCAGTGTTAAACGTGAAAAGGTATTCCTTGGGATTGTCGAATCAATTCATCCTAAGGACGCAGAGCTGGTATGTGGAATGATTAACAAGAAGCTACCAGTAAAAGGACTAACAGTTAAATTAGTACAGGAGGCTTACCCCGAACTTCTATGAAAATACCTAACCAAACAACCAATAAACAATAATTAAAAAAGGTGCACGTTTTCGGACGGAGCACCTTTTTTTTGGGAGAAAAGTATTATGGTTTCAGTAACTATCGAGCGCTTAAAAAAAGATTCAAGACAATTGGGCTATTACGCAGATAGATATCGAAAACAAGGACGAACGGATCGATCCCGAAAGGTGCTAATGAAAAAGGCCTATCTAGACGATCATATTCTTGAGATCGAAGAAACCTTTATTAAAGAAGTAGCATAGGATAAGATCGGGGGTAGAAATATTCCCGATTTTTTCATTTAGGGGGTTTACATTTGATTTGAAATAGCTTATACTAGTTATACAAAGGAGATAACAGAATGCTTATTCACAACACAAAAATCGCTCAGACCGTATCCCGTACCCTTTGCCTCACCGCAGATCGGTACGACCAAATCTTCGCTATTAAACAAGCTCTTATAGCAGAAGATCTCGAACTCTTCGCTACTGATCGGGAAACCATCGATGACATTCTGGATATTCTCTTCTCAGAATTTAATTTCCCAGCATAAGAATTAGGGGGTTTACACTCCCTAATTACGTTGTTATAATAAGATAACACTTATCAGAACGGGGATACATATACTATGTCACAACGCATTGGCTTCGCATGTAAATACATGCATCCAGATCAGACCCAGAAGAAGAGTCTACTAGAAGAGATCCAACGTCCACTTAACACACGTAGTACCACACGTCTGTGGCTTAGTCGTCAGACTGTAGAGGTTGCAGAGGAACGTCTCTGGGATATCATGGTACATAATACTGCTGCAGTACTACGTCTTATAGAGTATGTGGGCAGCTTACCAGAAGGTCTTCGTATGGTACGCCTAAGCTCAGATCTACTCCCTGTATATACAGAACCTAATTGGTCTTACTTCTGGCAAAAGCCTGATGTTCAAGATTACTGTGCACGTGCATTTGGTCTTGCCGGTGACGCTGCACGACGTCTTAATGTACGTGTATCTATGCATCCTGGTAACTTCACTGTTCTTGCTAGCGACAAGCCACACGTTGTAGAAAACAGCATCAGGGAAATGGAGTACCACACAGATGTTATACGTTGGATGGGATACGGTCGTACGTTCCAGGACTTCAAGTGCAACGTACATATATCGGGTAAGCAAGGTCCAGCCGGTATCTTGGCAGTACTACCCCGCCTATCACAAGAATGTCGCAACACCATTACTATCGAGAACGACGAAAACTCCTGGGGTCTTGACGCAAGCCTAGAGCTTGCAGACCACTGCGCACTAGTACTTGACATACACCATCACTGGATCCGTACAGGAGAATACATACAACCCTCCGACGATAGATACTCTCGCGTAATAGATTCATGGCGTGGTGTACGTCCTGCTATTCATTACTCAGTGTCTCGCGAAGATTGTCTTGTAGACTTTCCTACTGACGTACGTCCAGACATGGAGACACTCTTAGAGTCTGGCTACAAGAAAGCCAAGCTACGTGCACACAGTAACTACATGTGGAATAACGCAGTCAACGACTGGGCATTGTCATTCTTGCCACACGCAGATATCATGGTAGAAAGCAAATCTAAAAACCTTGCTTCCATTGGCCTATATAATTATTATCAACAAGGAGATACCCGATGATGAAATCACTTTCAAACCTTACCGCTAAATCAGCTGCTCTTTACATCAAGATGATCAACGCGTGTACGTAGGTTTCACAGGTTATTCTTTATCGAATCTGCAGAAAGATATGATCCGAAGCACTGTTAATCACGCTTTGGATTATCTGGTGTCTGCACGCATGAAGAACACACTTGAAATTACTATTACAATAGAGAAAGATCTCTATAAGAATAAAACAATCTGGGGCGATATGTTCGTAGAAGATAGTTCCAGATCCCCTAAACTTTATGACGTACGGCTCAGCTATTCCGGTGTACAATCATACGGTCAACTAATAAAGGTACTATGCCATGAACTCATCCATGTCACTCAGTTTGCTACTCGTCGCATGCGTTATTTATCTGGCCATTGCCGAATCGGATTCGGTCGGGACCAATTCACTTCTTCAGATGTTGAGTACCAAGATAGGCCTTGGGAGATAGAAGCACATGCGCTCGAAGACGAAATCTTCGCCTACGTCAGAGAAAAAGACGAAGCGATCGAAAAGTACATCCAAGCAAAAGCAGGCGACAGCTGGAGACCGGAATCTTCTTTTCTGGCAAGTGAGCTATAAAACAATTGAAGAACTCGAGTTTAAGAAGCCAAAGCAGAAGGTAGCTGGTACACATCTACGTCTCGTAGAATTGCCGTCAGGTAGACTATATATACAACTGTGGTCGAGTTTATCTAAGCAATGGAATATTATTCACAGATACGACGTCGACGACCAATGGCTAAAATGGAAAGATACATATGCCCGTATATACTCTAAAAGATCTAAAGGACGGAAACCGGTGGGACGTAGTGTGCAGCTGGAACGACCTGCAGACCCTCCTAAACGAACAACCCGACGTAAAACAAGTACTGTCGACCCCAAAGATAGTAAGCGGAGTGGACGGAAACAAGGATCTAAAAGTACCGGACGGGTTCAAAGATCTACTAAAAAATAAAGTCAAAAAAGGCTCAGGTAAAGGTAACACAATTAATGTCTAGATCCTACACTTCCAATAGTATTAAACTGGAAAGTCTTCAACCATTTACCCCGAAAACCCAGAACCAGAGCGTAGCTGAAACCACGTGGGATAAAGGCTATAACCTAGTATTATCAGGTTCAGCTGGTACTGGCAAGACTTACCTTGCACTGCGGTTCGCATTAGAACTAGTGCTTGATAAAGAGTTTCCGGAGTATGACGAGCTCGTGATCGTACGCTCGATCGTGCCCACGCGCGATATTGGATTTCTACCGGGTAACGAAGAAGAAAAGAAACAAGCCTACGCTGCACCTTACGTAGGTCTACTGAAAGAGATCATGGACGATAATGAAGCCTGGAATAAGCTTGTAACAGCAAAAAAGCTACGCTTCGAGTCTACTTCCTTTATTCGGGGTACTACATTTAACAATGCTATTATCGTAATAGATGAAATGCAGAACCTAAACTTTCACGAGCTCGATTCTGTAATCACACGAGTAGGTCACCAGTGCAGATTTATTATGTGCGGGGATTACTATCAGTCTGACTTCCAGAAGGAAAATGATAAAAAGGGCATCTTAGACTTCATGAATATTGTGACCCAGCTAAATCAGTTCGACGTGATTGAATTTACTTGGAAAGATATCGTACGTTCAGATTTTGTTCGAGACTACATCATGACGAAAGAAATGCTGGGTATTAGATAAGGAAAGCCGATATGGCTAAGTATAGCAGGTATGATCCGCGTAATAAAAACAAAGGTCGGAATAAAACCCGTTCGCTCGAAAAGGATGTCAGAATCCGGGATGCGGAAGATTATAATGATGCGGATCAGGCCGCATGCTCTCGGGCTAACTGGACTATTACCAATGACAAAAAAGAAGACGTTGAAGTATCTTAACCGGGTATTAATATCTTTTGATATGATGCTTAATGTTATATTAGGCGGAGAGTTAAACCAAACCTTTTCTGCTAGATCTTACCTTCAGCAAAAACGGGGTAAATTCAATCTGGTTTGGCTTATCGATCTAATTTTCTTCTGGGATCCCTCCCATTGCATGAGTTCATATATCACATGGCTTACTGGAAAAAATATAAGAAAAGCGGGCAATATTGGGGTTTACAGTACACGCGGTATAGAGTATAATGTTATTACAAATCATGATAAGAAAGAGATATTTGATGAGAATTTTGACTGACTGTGACGGAGTGCTACTCAATTGGGAATTCGCATTTAATACGTGGATGCAGCGCCACGGATACCAAGAGATTCCTAATGCCCATGAATACTATGACATGGGTGAACGCTATGGACTAACGTATAGCAAAAAAGTAGAACTGATCAATTACTTTAATGAAAGTTCTGCTATCGGATTTCTCCCACCTCTTCGTGATGCTATGCACTACGTTGATAAACTACATCGCAAGCACGGCGTGGTGTTTCATGTCATTACCTCACTTTCATTGGATCCGAATGCTCAAGCCCTACGTATTCAGAACTTAAATAAGTTGTTTGGTTCGACCGCATTTGAAAAGATTGTGTTCCTCGATACTGGTGCGGATAAAGATGAAGCCCTAGAACCATATGCTTACTCCTATGATATATGGATTGAAGATAAAGTAGAGAACGCAGAGCTTGGTCTGGATATGGGTCTGGATTCAATTCTTATTGAGCACGGATTTAACATGGATCATAAGAGTATCCCAACTATGAAAAATTGGAAAGAAGTGTATGAATACGCAGTCGGCCAGTAAAATGGGGTTCTTTGATATCCTGAATTTGCGGGGTGAGTGGGAAGTGCTTGCTCAGTATTTAAACACAGACTTAGATAGTTCTACTCAAGGACTAAAATTGTTTGTCGAAAATAGTCATAGGAACAATAGGTTCAAGACTGGATGGAGTGAAGCTATGGACATCGCAGAAACTATTCTGAGAAATGTAAAATGAAAAAACTAATCTATCAAGTTTATTTGGGTAAACGATCTAAGCTGTACGACCACTGTACAGCCAGTGTTGCTGCATATGCAAAGCGTATCGGCGCTGAGCATGTAGTTCAGAGAACCCCTATTCTTATGATTAAACCCGATCCATTTATGACTAATCGCAGCAAAGAAAGCTACGAGAAGCACGGTGGGTTTCTTCCAATCTATGAGAAAGAAAACGCTTTTGCATATCTGAAGGCGTACGATCAGGTATCTATCATCGATGCGGATGTGTATATTCGAGACAATGCGCCATCTATCTTCGACGAGCTATCTCCGGACCACGATTTCGGTGGGGTCTTAGAACGAGATCTACCGATCACACCGGAATATAAAGGTAAGATTAAAAACTACACGCGCATGCAGTACGGTATGGATCCAATTAGCAAACTGTTTGATTGGGATGATCGAGGCGCTGATTTTTATAATATGGGTATTATGATTCTGAACAAATCATTCGATCAATATTTGAACGGTGAAACCCCACTACAGTTTCTCAGACGTCCACGATTCAAAGGTTTCATTGATGGCATAGGCCCATGGAAATGGTCAACCGACCAAACCCTGCTCAACGTATTTGTAAAAGAATCCGGCATGAAGGTTAAGAATCTTGATTGGAAGTTCAATGCCTTGTATAAAGGTGTGCGTGATGACCATATCAAGAAAGCCCATTTTATTCACTTCTTCTTAAAGGATAAATTACCGGCTAAAGGCGAAAACGTAGAAGCGCTGATGATGGATGTCTAGAACTCTTTTTATTCATATTCCTAAAACTGGTGGCACCTCGATAAATGAATCGGGATTAGTGACTACCACCAGCTATAAAGGGTTGAAGCCTGATATAAAAAAGCAGATGGATATAGATCCAGTAGGGCCACACTCATTTGGTCCTATTTTTAGTAGCATGGTGCAGAAGCATTTACCTTTCAGCTATCTCTCTCAAGAGCACCTTAATCGATTTAATAGGGTATTTGCTGTGGTCAGGAACCCGTGGTCGAGATTGGTTTCTTTTTATAACTATGCCGATATCATGCGAGAAACCTATAAAGGTGACAAAAAGTTTATTGAATCTAAGATTACATGGGAAGAATATCTTAGTAGAATCGAAAAATTTACTATGACCCCGAACTTCTACTGGCAACACCCCTACAATAATTGGGGATCACAATCTGATTATGTTTCATACAATAAGGTAGATTTTTTAAGACAGGAGTATCTGCAGGAAGACTTATCTAAATATCTGGGAAAAGACGTAGACCTACCTATAGTAAAACCGAGTCTTAAGGTAGACTATAGAACTTACTACACTGAAGAGCAAAAACAAAAAGTCGCGGAATGGTACAGGGTTGATATAAATCACTGGGGCTTTGATTTTGATACACCCGCTACTAAAAATTGTTGGGCATTAAGATAGGATTAATATGAAAAAAGTATTCATAACTGGCATTGCCGGTTTTATCGGTTTTCACACGGCAAACAAATTCCTTGAAGCAGGATGGGACGTTCAGGGTTTAGATAATTTTAATGATTACTATGATCCGAGCCTTAAAGATGCAAGAGCGCAACTCTTGTCGACAGACGGGGTACGAATTAAGCGGTGCGATTTGGCTGAAATTGATTCCTTATCAATACTCGACTATAAGCCAGATCTAGTTATACACCTTGCAGCAAGTGCAGGTATACGACACTCTCTTGCAAACCCGCAAGAAAGCATCCAGAATAATATCGTCAATACCCAGACCCTTATTAACCATTGTGAGAAACACGGCATTGAAAATATAATCTATGCATCGACGTCTGCGGTTATGAATGGCAATCCACTACCGTGGAATGAACACGATAAGTGTGGTAAACAGGTTAGTCCATATGGTTATACAAAGCTGGCCAATGAAAGCCAGTTTGACGTATCTACAATACCTAACGCCGTGGGCCTTCGATTCTTTACCGTGTATGGTCCATGGGGCAGACCTGATATGGCATTGTTCGACTTCACAAATAAGATAATTAATAATCAACCTATTACTGTTTATAATAACGGTGATATGAAACGAGACTTTACGTATGTAAAAGATATCGTTAGGGGTATTTGGGTCGTTGCAAACAATATGACTGAACGGGATATCTACTGTATCGGTAACGGTGAATCAGTAGATCTAATGGATTTTATTACAGAGATCGAACGTAATATCGGTAACGGAAAAGCTACGTATGATTTCCAACCAATGCATCCTGCTGATGCAAAGGAAACATGGTCAGATACTACTAAACTGCAAAAACTCGGCTACAGTTCAAATACCGATGTTGCAGAAGGTGTAACCCAGTTTGTCCGCTGGTATAAGGAATATTACGATGTCCAATAATAATATTATACTGCAGCACTTTGACGGGAACTTACGACCACTTGATAATTTATCAATAGCGAATATGACAACCTATGCAGGTAAGATAGGCGCTGAGTATAAATTAATTCGTGGTAAACCATTTAGAGAACACTTAACCGGCGCGTGCCAAAAAGTGCATATGCTATCAGAGGTGTACGACGAATACGACGATGTCCTTATGGTCGACATAGATATGTTTGTGCCAAATGGAATGCTAATTGACGTATTTGATCAAGTCGGTTGTGGGCTATATAATCCTATACAGAAGAAACTGCATCAGCGTCTTGCAGGCGGTAATCTTCGATCCCAAGCAGCACCGTATTGGGGTGGTGCAATATATAAGTTTAACAAAGAACGAAGACTGAATCTTAGAGCAGGTCTTGGCGGTGATGAGAAATGGATGGATCAGTTCAATAAACCCTATCATTATGAAGATGAAGGCATCGTACATTTTCTTGCAGCAAAAGCTGGTATGAATATGTCCAAGGAAGATATAATGGATCCACGTTGGTGTTATGATAACTATCTTCCCGTACCACAAAACGCATATATGATCCACGTTAGAACAAAAGTGAAACCTGAAGGTCCCAAGAGGACAAAGATTGAAAACTACAACGAGCTCGTCGAAAAGGGTATTTTGTGAATATCTTAGTTGTAGGTGCGGGTTTCGCTGGTGCCGTAATTGCTCGTGAATTGGCTGATGACGGACATCAAGTTTGTGTAATAGACCAGAGAGATCATATTGCAGGTAATGCATATGACTATACGAACGAGCATGGTATCAGAGTCCACAAATACGGTCCACATATTTTTCATACAAGCAATGAAAAAGTGTATGAGTGGATCACAAAATTCGGCGAGTTTGGATCGTACTATCATAAAGTAAAGGCTCAGTTGTCCGACGGTCGATACGTTACTCTGCCCGTTAATAGAGAAACAAAAGATATCGTCGGTGAAGATAATATTATAGACACATTCTATAGACCGTATACTAAAAAGATGTGGGACATGGAATTGGAAGAACTATCCGATAGTGTTACCAAAAGAATCCCTGTCCGTGATGATGATAACGAGTTATACTTTCCAGACGCTAAGTATCAAATGATGCCTATCAAAGGCTATACTGATTTATTTCAAAACATTTTAAACCATGAAAATATTGTAGTAAAACTCAACACGCACTTCGATAAATCCATGGAAGCAGATTACGATCACGTGTTTAACTCTATGGCCATTGATGCCTATTATGATTATTGTTATGGGGATCTACCTTATAGATCATTGAAGTTTCACCACACGCATCTGCCGCTGAATAAAGTATTGCCCGTAGGCACTGTGAACTTTACCCACGATGGTCCACACACAAGAATAACAGAGTGGAAAAACTACCCTTATCATGGACACAATACTTCCATGACCACTCTTACAACTGAAGAGCCCTGTAATTATAAAGATAATGATCATCAAAGGTTTTATCCGGTCAAAGATATTAACGGAGATAATAAGCGTATACATAAGAAGTATAAGGACATTCGAAAGAATAATATGACATTTATCGGTCGGTGTGGAATGTACGTTTATGTTGATATGGATCAAGCGATTAACTCATCATTGGCTGTTGTGACAAAATATAGAGAAAGTATAAAATGAGAAACTTGATTTACCAATATTGGATGGGTGATATGAAGCCTGGCGTAATGGCTAGTACAGAGCTTATGAAAGCCTATGCAGATCGCATCGGGGCAGAATATCGCTTTGACCATAACATTACTATCGCAGGTCACGTCGTGAATGTTCCTATCTACTATGAGCCAGCGAACCCGTTAGTATCCGAGGAATTTGATGTGTATGATAATGTGGCTCTCGTGGATATTGATGTGTATCCGGTAGAGGGTTTGACTGATAGCATGTTTGATTTACTTGACGGTGAAGATGCAGGTATCTGTACGGAACCAAAGCAACCATACTTTAGAACAATCTACAACTCCGGTGGGATCAACAGTGCGATCGATAAGAAGTGGGCTGCACTTTGTTCGAACACATGGGGTATCGAATACCCAACCGATGAGCGAGATCGACCAGAAGTATTTAATACTGGTGTAGTAGTTATTTCGAAAGCTGGCTTACAGAAGATGAAAACCACGTGGCCTAAATTTCAAGAATATGTTGATATGATGGGGAACTTCCCACGGTTTTATAGATTGTTTCAAGATTACTTTTCGGCATTTATCCACCTTCCTGGGTTTAATCTTAAAAGATTACCGAACGAGTGGAACTGTTATATGCATAAGGTCGGAGCGCATCCAATTGCATATGTTGGCGACAATAGACCAAGGAATGCAAAACTGGTACACGTGATGTTCCGCACAGCCGATGATTGGCCGGCAGATGCACTATATCAGATTACGAATATGCCAATAATGGATTGGGAATTGCCAGTGAATAAAAACTGGCCTAATGATGGATAGAGTATAAAAATGATTAATGCTGAATTCGTGAATGTAAAAGCAGTGTCACAGTTCCATAAACAAATTGTAGAACAACAAGAAGAAGCGCACGGTAAACACTATTGCCAGATGCATCAAGCTATTAATCGCTTTTGGAGTGAGGGTGAATGCAAGACGTATATGGAGCTTGGCGTACACCAAGGCGGATCAGCTTCAAACGCTATGATGTTAGATCCAACACCTAAAAAAATCACATTAATTGATATTGATATGTCAAAGTATAATAGTTTTCTGAAACCGCTTGCAGAAAAACATTGTGATAAACATGGGATTGAGCTTGATGTAAGAGAAACATCTTCTACCGGCTTCGGTTCGGTAGAAGCCACAGATATGCTCGTCATTGATTCGGTACACAAAGCGAGTTGGATGCAACAAGAGCTCGATTTGCACGGTAAGAATGCCAGAAAATATATCGTTGCCCATGATACTAAAAGACTATTTGATGAAGTAGACGAACAGCTTCATCGTACACTGGTCGCATGGGGTGAACGAAATGGATTTATTCTAGTTGATCGTGGAGAAGCAAGCGTAGGTTACACTGTAATAGCTCGGAAGTGATATGAAAGCTTATTCTATTGTAATGTCGGGACATAAAGGTTCTGAGCTGGGTTTCGGACGACTACAACAAACCTGGCGGGCAACGAAGCAATCCTTTTCTTTGGAAAAATTTACTGCTATAACGCCTGATAATGTTAATGCTTTGATGGGATCGTATAATATTAAATGGAATTATCCGTGGGATAAGCCTGAATTAGATTTTGCATCCGGATTAGTTAAAAATCCATATCCTACCAAAAATCCTAAATCAAGAATCGCCTGCGCATTAAGCCATTACACTCTTTGGAAAAAGTGCCATGATGAAGGTGAGCCTATCCTCGTATTGGAGCACGATGCGGTTTTTACCAAAACCTTAGATTATGAATTTACTTTGGAATCAAAGTATGATATAATTGGTATTAACGATCCGAGAGGTGCAACGAGACGAGCAAGGGACTATTCCATTGCGGTAGAAAAAAATATAGATATTATTCAAAGACCCCCCGTGATCGATGATATGAAAGTCCCACAGGGCATCGCTGGAAATAGCGCATATATAATTAAACCAAGAGGTGCTAAGAAGATGCTAGATTTGGTTAATGAATATGGGCTATGGCCAAATGATGCTATTATGTGCCAACAATTAGTAAGTACGCTAGGGATCACTAAGGACTATTATACAGGAGTGCAGGGCTTGACCTCGACCACATCGCTATGAAAGCATATGTAATTACAATTATGGATAACCCAGAATCTGTAAGGGTTGCAGATCGATGTATTAAATCAGCTGCAAAATACGGTATTCAGGTAGAAAAGTTTCCCGCATTTACACCTGATAAAGAGCCGATCGAGCATGCGCATAAGAAGAACATCCCTACTGCAGCCTTTGAGGAAATATATTCGAGATATGAAAATTGTATCTCGGCATTCTTATCACACTTCACTCTCTGGGAGAAGTGCGTACAGGATAATGAACAGTACATGATATTAGAGCATGATGCATACTTTGTAGATCAACCTAATATTTTTATGCAGTTCGACAAGGCAATTAATATTGGACAACCGAGCTACGGTAAAGTACGACAACCTATGAGACTCGGGGTTAACCCACTTACATCGAAACAATACTTTCCCGGTGCACATGCGTATATGGTTAAACCGGCGGGTGCTGAAGCATTTATCCAGAGAGCTCGTTTTGACGCAGCACCGACCGATGTCTTCTTACATAAAGGTAGATTCCCGTGGTTACAGGAATACTATCCATGGCCTGTTCAGGCGCGAGATACATTTACAACCATCCAGAAAGTTGATGGGTGCTGGGCAAAACATGGATTTAATAATGAATACAAAATCATCTAAACTATTCATCACAGGATCAGATAGTAATACAAGATGGATGGAGAAATGGTTCGTGCAGAATTTCTCTTGGCATAATCCGGGCTCTAAGATCCACATCTATAATTTTGACACGGACTTTCATAATTCAAGCGGATGGTTTAAAAAGCCAGATGCCATGATTGATGCTGCTAAAAAAGCAGATTCGGTATGCTGGATCGATATAGACTGTGAGGTGCTAGGATCCCTCGACGACCTCTGGGAATATCTTGAACCGAATAAATTGGGTATGGTAGAGGATAAACCCTGGACCACTCGCCAAGGGTCAACGTGGCACAATTCGGGTGTGGTGGCATTCCAGGGTACACCTGATATATTAAAGTCGTGGAAAGGTGCCTGTGTTCGTACGAAGCAGCGTGGGGATCAGGAAGTGTTACACACCCTCCTACCCGATCCTCTTACTCGTATGTCACACATTACAAATTTACCAAACCGCTATAATGTTCTCCGTTTACAGCATATAGATAACACGTTGCCTAGAAATCCATTGGTGTATCATTGGACTGGACATAAAGGGAAAGAACATATTAGGAAGTTGATAAATGGGTAGAGTAGTTCATATAATCGGAAATGGTGACAACGCCCCTATGTATAAGCCTGCAAAGGGTATTAAGCTGACGTGTAACCTTCCTCCCTTTGCAATTGAAGGTGCTTATGCTACATGCATTGTTGATTTTAAGATGATGGCAGCAATGGCTGAAGGTAGTGTGTTTCCGCCTGGTCAATGGATCTTAGGGTTTAGGCCAAAAACATTCCTAGAGAATAATCCAGATCTTCGTTTGAGATGGGCGCAGCATATCAAGGGGTTCTATACAGAGCTTCCCAGCTACGTTCCAGGCTACACCGATTTTAACTGTGGTCATATGTGCACCCATTATGCTGCGAATAAGGTCGAGGGTGAAGAGATTCATCTTTACGGATTCGATTCTATGTTCGACCCGAACCTTCGTAGTTGCACCGACTTCTACCTTAATTCGGATCGGGGCGACACGAACAATCATAGATTAATGCACAATTGGCGTCCTGTCTGGAAGAATCTATTTGAAGAGTTTCCGAATACCCAGTTTGTATTACACCATAAACATGACGGCTTAAAATTTCATAAACCAGATAATGTAGAAATAGTTACGAAATAGGGGTTTACATCCCTGCGCTAATAGTTTATACTACTCTTATCAAAGGGAGATAATTATGAAGACGGAAGAGAAAATCAAAACGCGCATGGACGAACTCCAACGGTCTATGGAACACAACGCGCATCTGACCGAAAAGCTTTATATGATGGAACTGTACTATTCCGTGAGTAAATTCTGGTCTGTTCTTAGTGAAGAAGATCGGGACTATCTTCAAGCTGCTAATTATGCCATCACCGAAAACATCGAGTGGAACGTGCCGTAATGGAACAATATTACTCGGATCTGCTTGGCACTAGTAAAAACGATGTAGATGAATATTGGAATGATTATTTTAATTCGTGTACTATGAGCGTACCGACAACAGGAATGGAGATACCTCATGAAGAAAGTACTATTAACTACTCTGTTAATTACCCTAAGCGCCTCGACCGCGTACGCAGCTGATCAAGTATCAGCGCAGGTACGGGAACATTATAAAACCGTCTACGAAAACGTAGACGTTGTCAGTCGCCGCTGTGAAATGGTTGATGTACCTGTATATGGTACACGTCGAGTAGAACGTAATGGTGGTGCCGCTGGCAACGCATTACTCGGAATGATCCTCGGTGGTGTAGTCGGTAAAGGTCTTACTGGCAAAGATAAAGGCGCTGCTGCAGGTGCTATTATGGGCGGTGTGATTGGTGCGGATCAAGGTGGCAAGACTGATAACCAAAGCTATGTTACTGGATATCGAAAAGAAAAATCTTGCTATGATGAAGTCGACACCCAACAAAGATCCAAAAGCGTTTACTCACATTCTACCGTCGAGTTTAGATCAAATGGTCAGCGTCGAAAGCTAAAGTTTTACAGATAAAGTTAATGGTTCCTTAGCTCAGCAGGATCAGAGCAAGACACTTCTAATGTCTAGGTCGTAGGTTCGAGTCCTACAGGAATCACCAAATCAATGAGGGTGTAGTGAAATGGTATCACGGCGGATTCCAAATCCGCAAGACTGGGTTCGATTCCTAGCACCTTTGCCAAATGACCCACTTCTAATTAAGGAACTAGTTTATGGAACCAGTAACAATCGCATTTTTATTCATCATTGGCGTAGTTATGGGTGAAGAGAATAGGGCACAAGATGCCGTTATCGAATCTCAATCAGCCCAGTTGGAGTTAGCTATCGATCGGCTTAACCGACTTGCCGTGTCACACTCTGCTGTCGCAGCACGTGAGATCACGAACCATGAGATGCAGAAACGTGAGATCGATGCTATCGTAAGAAATGCTCTTTCTGAATAAAAGTTTTGCTCCCATGTTGGAATAGGTAGACAAGCCAGGCTTAAAACCTGTTGCCTTCGGGCGTCCCGGTTCAAGTCCGGGTGGGAGTACCAGATAAATTAATGAGCGAATAACTCCAAACGGAGGTCCATCTTTTATGAATGATTTAAGAGCATTTTACAATTCAAATGTCACAAAAAAGATCGTAAAAACGTCTGACTGGCACATCCATTTTGAAGACGGAACGATGGAGTTTGATCCACTTAGCGGTGGCTTAAGCTCCCTTTTTGGTAACAATAACAAAGAAATCGTATCTGGTATTGAAGATAGAATTCTAACTGTTGCGAGAGCTCAGTCAAACAAAGGTCATTATACTGATGATACCTTAAGAGCTGGTGAAATTTTAACACAGGGTGTTTGGTCTGGTTACTCCTGGGCTTTATCTGGCACGAATGCAGTTGAATCCGCGATTGCTATGTCTGATGAATATTGGAAAAAGCTTGGTGGAAATAAGCCGTATATCGTTTCATTTTCCTTTGCTTGGCATGGCTCTAGTTACTTAACAAAAAGTCTTGGTGTGCCCGAAATTTTACAGCATAAGTCTAATCGTGTTATTAATATTGATCATCCTAAATGGAAACATATCAGTGACAGAGACCCAGCGGAAACTGAAGCAATGTTCGGCTTTATCGAAACAATACGAAACAATCCCGATGAAATTGGATGTGTCATATTCGACTCTGCCACTTGGATAAATGGGGTTATCCCATTCAGTAAATGGTGGTGGGAGACCTTGCGGGAGTTGTGTAACGAGCACGATATTCTTATGATCACAGATGACGTTGCATCTTGTTGGGGTAGAAGTAAAGCATATCATTCATATCAGACGCTCGGATTCGGGATTCAGCCAGATATATCTGCGGTGGGGAAGGCCCTTACTGGCGGATACGCACCGCTCGGCGCAGCGCTGTGTAATGAAAGAGTAAATTCAGTCATAAGTGAACCCGGTGTTTGGAAATATCCCGGAACTTGGCAGCCGTCTATGATCGGCATATATCTAATGATCAACACGTATGATTACATTGAAAAGAATAACTTGATTCAGAAATCGAATCAAATAGAAAATAAAAACATTGCACTAGGCGAGAAAATTCTATCCGAAGGTCTCATAAATAATTACAGAGCCAGCGGAACATTTCTAGCCCTTGATGTGAAAACACAGGCACCGAGTGTGGGATATAGTTCAAGTAAAGGTAACAACAATCTTAGGGTCTGCGTTCCTTTAATTGCAGATGAAACGTACTATAAAGAGTTGGAGATGTATATTGACAAGGGTATTTCATGTACTATTTAATCTGGAATACGGAGCCTCGCTTGTTTTATGAAAATTAAATTTCTTGCCTTTAGTTACACCCAACCGTATTCCTTTAATCCAGTTTATTATTGGCTAAAATCTTTTTATAAGAAAAACGGTAAGCACTTTGATCAATATAAGTGGTTAAAGACCGAATACTTTTATGATGAAAGTGTTGTTAATAGAATAGTTGATGAAGGGACGGAGTTACTTTGTCTGTCCGTATACCTTTGGAACTTCGAAAGTCTTATGAAAGTTGCACGGGAAGCCAAGGAGAGAAATCCCAATCTGAGGGTTGTTGTCGGGGGACCAGAGTGTCACGCAAACACAGATGAGAAGTGGTTTACTAAACACCCATTTGTCGATTTTGCGATCTACGGCGACGGAGAAAACGCGTTTAAAGGCTTACTTGATTGGTTCAAAGATCCTCCTGTGCCTTATCAGATTGATGATATCCCAAACCTCGTCCACGCAGGAAAAAAGAATCCCCACGAAATATTTAGATTTCGAAACTATGAAGAATATAGTCCATATCTTGATCTGAAAAAAGAGTTTCTTTCTGATTATAGATCATTTAAGACAGAGGTTAATGATGCATTCGTGTATCTGCCATATGAGAGAACTCGCGGGTGTATGTATTCATGCGCCTTTTGTGACTGGCAAAGTGGACTGCACTACAAAGTTAATAGACGCATAAACGACTATAAACCAGAAATTGATTTTTTCGTTAAAAATAAAATTAGAACAATGCACATTGATGCCAACGTCGGTATGGATAAAGAAGACATTCCTTTATATGAATATGTTTTCGATAAAATGCAAGAAAACGAATTAGAATTTATCCCGACCGAACCAAGAAACATGGCAAAGTTGAATAAAGAGAAGGTCGCTGAGATATATGACATTCTATGCAAGGCATCACCGAGATATAATGTCAAGGTTTCTTTGCAGTCAATCTATGGAGATGTTCTAGCAAACATTAATAGACCAGATGTGCCCTGGGCCAAACATAAGCAAATTATTCTTAAAACGAAATCCGATCATCCCCAGATCAACGTAATTCCCGAACTTATTATGGGATTACCCGGTATGACATACGATAGAATTAATGAAACTCATTTAGAGTTTGCAGATATTCCCATGTCAAATATCTATGCCTATGAATGGATTTTGTTACAAAAAGCGCCTGCATATTCTAAAGAATATCGAGACAAGCATAATCTTACGACTGTTAAAACCTTCTATCCCGCAATCTTTACTGGGCTTGACGCAAAAGCAATCGAATATGATGATTTCGTCATTGATCCAGATATCGCTATTAATAAAAATCAAGCATACTTTATTGATATGGTATTTGACAAAGACCTCGGTATTCAGGGGGTTATATACAATAAGATTATTACCAGAGCATACAATAAACTTGTTAAAGAAGAGTATTTTAATCGGGCCTTTTTGCAGGAATATTTCTATAACCATTCAGAATATTTTAAACAAGTAGCGGAAACCGAAGCTATAGACCAGGGGAAATATTTTTTAAAATATGGGTTTTATCTTTGGGGTATGTGTGATATAATAAATAATAAGATACGTAATTATGAAGTTACGTTAGACAAATACATCGATAGGACAATGTAATGACTGAAATATTCGATTTTGGATTTACTGCGGTAGACGAAGATGAGCTCGATGCAGTTCAAACAGCTCGTCAAGACACCGCTGGATTAGATGAAAATCTTGAGCACGTTCAAGATAAATTAGATAGCTTGTACAACGCTGTAATACCGCTTTTGAATAATTTAAAACAAAACCCCGAGAAAGACTATATCCTATGGCCAAGCAGACTTACTAAAGTAGAGGAGTTTGAGTCACAGCTCCTTAAAATTTATAAAGGAGAATAAAAATGTTTTCGGCGATGATATTAGCCTGCGCGATCGACGCCAAGATCGACGAGGATCTAACTGAGTGTAAGGGGTTCGTCTCGTATCACCTCTGGCAAACCGAAGAGCAATGTATGTCTTCACTGCAGGTTGGGATCGCAGAAGTAGATATCGCGGGATGGATAGTTATAGACTACCAATGTTTCGACTGGGCACAGAAAAAGGGTATTAAACTTTAGACATACTAATAGGGTAGATATATACTAGTGATGAAACACAAGGAGATATTTACTGATGAGTATGTGCGGCGAAATGGAAAATCTTGCTTACGAGATTAAGCAAAAAGAACTAGAACTTAAGTCTCTGCAGACACGTTTAAGTAATCTTGCAGAGATTGTGGATAGAGG